ACATCAATCGCTGCCTGTATCTGTACCTGGTCAGCTACTCCATCGCAGACATAATCAGCCTGAACCTTTGATTTATCACTAGAATCACTAGCTGCCACAACCAAAGTAGCCGTTCTCGGAGGTGTCCATAAACCTTGAGGTGCATAACCCATTTTCATTAACCTCCTATCTCATCAATAATAAGCCGAGTTATCGTTCCTGTCGTTGTTGAATAACGGATATTGATACTGTCGCCAGTCCGCCATGGCACGGTAAACATATAGGCAGCCCCAGCAACAAGATTCACTCCTGCATTAAGATTTTCCGTTACCGTCACGCCACCAACCGTTCTTGCTACCCTTAAAATACCAAGTATTGAAACACAAACATAGATATTTATGTAACTCGGGCTTTTGGTGGGTGCTATAGTTGCCCCCAACCAGCCAGCCTCAGCAGCGGGAAGTGCAGTATTAAAAACGGCTGCTTTAGCTACTGGAGTCTCGACAGTAACCATAGCTTGTACCGCTGCCATTACCTCATCGGAATTGACGTCCTCAACGCCGATGCGGTAAGAGCCGTCCGGATTAACAACGAGCCCTATATTAGGATTAACGGATCTAAGTATTTCTGCTATCGTAAGAGCCATGATTACCTCCTTTGCTTACTAATGCATCGCCATTGCACAATTAACCATAATCCAGAACATGGTGACACCATGCCAAAGACGATTATCGAACAACCTATTCTAAATGGTTTCCCCATCTTTCTTTTGCTCCTTTATCAACTCCTCCACAGCACAGTAGCCAGCCTCTACTATCTTTAACCTATAGTAACTTTGTCCGAAATCAAAACCATCCTTGTACCTCTTACTGGTATTGACAATAACACCATTCTCAGGCAACTCCCGCTCGACCCTCAGGACTAAACCTTGAGATCGGAGATATTTTAAGACTTTTGTGCCTACCCTCAGCGGAATAGTACCAAGTATTTCACCCTCAATAACTTGCACTACCCCTTCCTCAATCTCTTCCTGCCTGGCCATGCCATCTCTCTCTTTCCCACTCCTGTAACCATGTCGGCACTAAACTGATTATCATCTCTCACCATTTTTTAGGCTCTCTCTGAACTGCTTGATTTCTTCTCTTAGTTTCTCTATCAATTTACTTTGCCTATCGATTTTAGTTTCCAATATAGTAAGCTGATTGTGCCTTACATCGCTATTAAGCTGAAGGTTATCTTCCAGATTATCCGACCTGTTTTTAATACCCTTATATCTTATCCCTTTGTGGTGAACTACTTCCCAGATACGCAGACATCTTCCTAGTGCTTTTGCTACTACGAGGCGATGCTCCAACACATAGCCTTGTTTATTTGCCATAGGGTAAAAGAAATCATCAGGGGAAAGCCAAATTTGGATATAGCCACCACCAGCACTAACTCTCCCACCTTTCCAAGCAGGATTTTTATCCCCTATCCGAGTCTGCATTATTTGCGACAATACATTACGGCGTTCAGGGTCTGCCATAATGGCTCTCATTCTCTCTTTGTGCTCAGGGGATTTACCCTGACAACTACGACACCGTCTAGATGCAGGCTGACCCTTATTTAGTTCTACCCACCTTTCTTTACCACAATCAGGGCAAGCAAGCCAGGTAAACTTCTTGGTCCTTTTGCGTCCTATTTCTTTACCCGGTCTTATTTCACCTATTTCTACCATTACCCTTACTCCTCTTATTAAACTAGTATAACAGAAGCAAGGGGATATATCAAGACTTTATAGATTCTCGGAATTCCCGCAATGCTTTAATTAGAGCAGTATTGGGACTATTCCGACTTTCCATCTGCTCTAATTGCTCTATCGCCTGGGCCGGGTCATTAACGCCCAGAGTCAGCATAGCCAACTGGAGGACGTCTGGCGATTCGGCAAACTCGGGGAATGTAGTCACCATCATCTGAATCGCCTTCGCCTCCAGGTCAACGTCAAGCGGGACTATCGGCGGGAAGTCCATGTCGACATACCATTTATCCGGAGGCACCTTCTCATACTCCAGCACGATATTATTAATATCCTGGTAGACATCTCCCCATACCGATTGATAAGACTGGAACATCTTTTGCATCGGCAGTTCTACCGTCTTAGCCGTAGCTAGGTTGCCGATTGATATATCACCGTAATACTGCTCGGGTATGCCGGTGGCGGATGAAACCATGAGTTTGATTTGCCGTCCATCATCGTATGCGTTCTTGGCACCGGTCTCTGTTTTAATAGGCGTAGTGTCGACGCCCATGTTCTCGACTATCTGCGATGCTGCCGGGATCACCTGACCGCTAGTCTGCGCTTTGATGGCATTTACTACCGTTTGGCCAGCCTTAACCTTCGTCCTCCATGCAAACCTTGCTAGGGCCAGCATTATCGCTATACGGCTGCTCAGGAAACGCGTGTAGTATTTCAGCCACGTCAGAGCGGGAAGCAATAATGGATTGCCCCGCTGCGTGGTGGTGTTATATGGCAAATGGTAGATAAGGGCATCGTCGGTGGCTACTACGCTCTGGCTTGATGCGGATACGCCAGGCTTTGGATTTCGCTCATTGTTGGTCCAGTCTCGGTAGACGGTAGTGTGCGCCGAGCCTTGCCGATCAGACCAGCTGCGGATATAATATTGCACTTTCTCTATATCGTCCGGGTCCGTGACTATCTCGGTTATCTCCAGGGGGTCGATGCGCCTGATTTGCGACTTGCCATCAGGCGCCAGAAAGATAGCAAAGAAAATCTCTCCGTCAATCAGAAGTTTGTCAGATGACTTGAGTTGCCCCCGGATAGACAAGACATCTCTATTTTCCCTCGAAAACCAGAAGGATTCTAGTACCTTTTGGGTCGTCTCATCCTCAGCCGTCCAAGTCATGCCGGTGCCGAATGTGTAGTCCGTCCATAGCCTGATAGACTGCTTGCCAAGCGGGTCCTTAACGGCGTAGAGCCTGGATAGTTGGACATTACGAATACGCTCACTGGCTGTTATAGGGTCGCTGGTTGTGCCACTAAGGTTAATCCAGCCCGCATCTTCCAGCGCCAGGTCGGCTTCTACACTGGCTGTAGCCTCTCTAATAAGAATTTCTATCTCATCCCTGGGCGTTGCTTCGAGTAGCTTTTTATTTTCGTTCGTGCTCATTTTAGACTAACTCCAGCTCCCGGACTTCCGGCATCGTGTCGTAGATGATTACGTGCTCTTCGGGTTCCTCTTCTTCGAGCATCAACTCCGTTATAGCCCAGACCAGGGCATCAAGCCTATCAGGGCTTTTATCCCCGGGCACCCATTCGCATAGTTGGTCCTCAAGGTCGGGAAAGAATCCTACATGGTGAATCCTGCCTTGCTCATATAATGCCGATACAGGTTCCGCCCGGATATACTTGCCACGGCTGGCATGGACCTGCTTAAATGGCACTTTCTTGTCTACGGTCCTGACGGTATGCTCCACCATATCGCCGCCGTTATTGACCTCGCCGACTATCTTGTCTGCTTTTGCCCGGTAGTATCCAGTGACTGCTGCCGTTGCCCATTGCTCCGGCGTCCCCTTGATGGTGAGGTCATCCAATATATAGCCATGCAATGTCCCCATATAAGGGGCTATTCCGGCTACTATAATCCCGGTATCTGCGCTCTCATCGCCTGTCGACACTGCCGGGTCTATGGCTACCACTATTCTGGCCAGGTCTGGATGTTGTGTTACCCTCAGCTCTTCTATCCGGTCTCTCTGCCACAAAGCGTTAGGGTTATCATCCAATATCTCACCTGCCAGTTCCTGCCTTCCGAGCCGTGTATGTTCGTATTTGCTCATTATGTATCTCAAGAAGTCAGGGGCTAGATTATCGGCATTCTCTAGTGTGTGGCCCAGGGTGACCGCTGTTCTCTTATCATTGACTAAATCCTTAATGACCTTGATAGGCCGCGGTGTGGTAGTGACTACTGCCTGGGGTTTATCACCCATCCTGAGACCGAACATCAGGTTATCCCATGAATCTTGAGGGTATTTGAATTTACTCAATTCATCAAGCCACGCCTTCTGATGCTGCGGGCCTCTTAGCTGGTCTGGCTCATCCCCTGAGTAGATTATACCTAGTGCACCGTTAGGCCAGGTCACACGTCTTTTAGACGGTTCATATTCTGGTCTGAACCAGGGGGGGCTTATTTGGAGGATAGAGGAATCGCCGACCTCCACCATCGTATCCCTGACATCGGCCTTAGTTTCTCCTATCAAGGCAATCGGACTATATCCTTCCCTCGCCCACTTGATAACCAACTCGGCCCCAGTGCGGGTTTTACCACCGCCCCGTCCACTGAGCAATAGCCATATATACCAGTCCCATATAGGAGGTAGCTGTTTAGGTCGAGCCCAGAACTCCCAGTCGAAAAGGAGAGCCTCAGCTTCCTTCTCCGTCAGGCTCTTGAGCGCCTTTTGCCTCTCCCGCTCTGGCAGCAAGGCGACTGATTGCGCTAATGAGCTTCGCTCTTCCGCCGTGTTCAACTCTAAAGCTCTCCCCTTCTGGATTGGCTATCTCGGTCTTGTCCACCATCCCTAGCCAGTTCTTGGCCAGGAATATAGCTACATTCCCTTGCTTCTCAGCTAACTTAAACA